GTTTTCAAATTTGCAAGTCTAAATCTCGACTCACTAGGTGTCCATTCAGTAACATCCATGTACCATTTTCTACCACTAGAATATTGTGCTGTGGGATTTTCCATCTTAAGGACTGGGCGTGACCAGCTACCCCCTCCATTGGGCGTGTCATCACCACGGATCATCAATCCACCGTAGTTAGATCCTGTTTGATATGTGTGCTGAACGAGAAGTTGGGACCATTGCATGTTTCCATCAAGAATGGCTCCATCAGCAGCAGCACCTCTGAAGGTGGATAGATCAAGATAGTGGGTGTTTGAAATCAGCACAGCGCCCTGAGAGTCTGTTCCTGTGATGTCACCACCCGGAAGAACCTTCATCACCTTTTGAAGAATACCTGCTCCGCTCCGAACAGAGAACTCAAGCGACGATGAGACAGATCGAGCAAGATTAGCATCATCCTCTCGATTGATCTCTGCGGAAATACGCGCACCAACAGAATCTTCTGTTGTTGTAACAGCACCATTCGCAGCAAAGTCCAGAGCAGCATAGGTGTTTGCCTTTCGTGCTGCGGTCAGCGTTCGATCGCCAATGAGAATGCGAACGGGAGGGGTGTCATTGACTCCGACTCCACCATACGCATCAGTATATCCACGAACGGAGAGAAGAGGAGCGGTGTTAGATGTCTGTGGGTCGTGATTAACAGCACGATCAATGCGAAGCTGTGCGGCTAGATGTGCAGTTGGTCCACCATGTGGAGCAATCCCAACATTCTCGCCTGATGTCAGAGTGAAGCGCGTGGCTGATGACACATCATCAGCGTTTCCCCATCCCCAAGATTCTGAAGCGTAAATATGATCAATCTCATAATCTGTGTTCGCTGTTCCCAGCGTAATCATACCAAAGCGAGATGTGGTATTTGATGTGACGGATAGGAATCCGAAATTATTTGCTTGAGGATATGATGCTGTGTTTGATGCTTGAAACGAGATGTAAGAGTAGCCTGTCGCAGCATTCTGTGACAGATTGATCCTTGAGTTTGTTGTCGAGTTGACGTGAATGTGGCCAGTTAAGGTTGGATCACTCTGTCCTAAAAATGTACCAACACCTAGTCGAGAATTACCCACAATGTATAATAACCCAGGGTCTATTGTTGGGATTACTCCACTAGAATTGCCATCAATCACGCCACCTTGTCTAGTAATATCCCCACGAACGGTAGAAGGAAGCCCATTCACGACATCAATTAGCTCATTGATTGTGAGTCTAAGTTGTTGAAATGTGTGTTTTCCGAGGAGCTTCTGGATCTGTATCGTATTGACTGGCATTATTTATCCTCAATTAACTTGTTGACGAGTTTTTTAAGTTGCGATAACTCATCCTTTAGATTATTTAGTTCGTCATTTTTTGCTCTTTGTCTTTTTACTTCTTCTAGGTGCTGTTTTTTTGCATCTTGATCTATACAAATAATAGCACCACTCTCTGTATCACGAACCCATCCCATTTGATCGGTATTTACAAATCGACTATTACGCTTGTCCATATTATTCCACCGCAATAGCTCTCATATCATGTATTACAGGAACGAATCGACTATCACTTGTCTGCATCACGATTTTGATTGCAAATTCATTAAATGTTGTATAACGATCGCCTTCGCCGGCAGCAGCATTTACACCATCTGGAGAAGATGTATATGCAAATGGATATGTGTCATCATTTCCGGTTCCCCTAAAAACCAGTTCTATTGAATCGGCCGATTCTCCTGCTGTTTGAATGGCATCTAGCTTTGGTCTTCTAAGTAATTGCCATTTCTTTTCCTTAAATGGTTGGTTATCAGAAGATGATCTAACTTTTGCAAATACATGAATATCCGCTTCTGGGGGAATAGCTGCGGTTACGATCACGCGAATGTCCCGAGATTCAACTCCTTGCTGAAGTCTGACACGTTTTGAGACATATCGAGCCTGATAGTTACCAGGATGGACTCCATTATCTTCTCCAACATATTCAATTTCGGCATCTCCATTACCACCACTAACAGTAATTACTGGCGAAGTAACATAAGATTGCCCTTTATTTGTGAGATTAACTCCAATAATAGAACCACTTCCGTCAGTGATAACCGTTCCAGTCGCGCCGCCTCCTATTGAGCCACTAGAAGGGGTAACTGTAATGGTGTCCGTATCTGCATATCCAGTTCCAGAGTTTTTGATTGTGAACCCACCACCAATGATTGTTCCATCTGCTGTATATACTTGACTATATGGCCATGTATTTGCATGTAATCCTCCATTATCAATAACATTTTTGAATAGTGTAACTCCAATTCGCTCAAGATTAATAATAGGGGAAAGATGTACGCTAGTGGTAGATAGTTTACCCTTTAATAAAAACGATCCTGTTTGATTCTTTAAAATCTTCAACCTACTTGTTGGGTGCTTTGTATTTGTTCCTAACAACATAGAGTTATACCCATCTGTTTCAGTAAACTCTAAAACAAAAGGATTAGGAACTTGTGTCTCTCCTTCTTTGACACAATCATATTCCCATTCAACCGAAGATGAAGGAAATTCTAAGGACGTGGTATCAACTCTAAACTCATCAAAACTGAAATCACTTTGCCACTGTTTAAATTCAGTTGAGTTGAAATATGGAGTTGATGCAGGCACGCCTGTTACCGATGACAGATTAATATGATCTAAAGGAGAGTTCAGTGAAACACTAGAATCTGCCGTTGTATCGGAATGTGTATTAGCATTTTTCCAAATTACAGTTGTTGTTTGGTTTGGAGTAAAGATACATTTATGAACTGCAAACATAAGGTCTTGTAATTGTTCAGGCTCCCATGTCACACCATTTTGTGACTTAAAGAACGATCCATAATGAGGCTGTTTGTCAACAACCTTTTCTGGTATTCCTGTATTTCCGCCCGTCCCAACAAGTGCATCACCCAATTTTGCAGTCCACACACTATAATCAAGAGAATCAGATCGAAGAACGATCGCATATTCCTTTCCAGATTCCAGCATGATAGGTCGATCAAAGATGAACGATGTAGATGTGTTGTTGAATAGTGCTGGATTAGTTGTTGTTTTGACATCCGAAGGAAGCAGTGACGTACTAGCAATGACTTGCGACCCGCTCGGAACACCAGCGATAGTTGGACGTATTTCCAAGATTACAGGTAAGACTGTTCCTGCATCGCTTCGATGTTTTGTTTCAAACCAAATATCAACACCATTAATAAATATGCCACCCGGATATAGATTTGGATCAACCACAAATGTTTGTGCTACTGGATCAAAATATTTAACAACGTCTCCTGTTAATTGTTGACCTAAAGACGTTACTGTTGTTGATGTTCTAGGTTCAAGCGTCTCTGCTTCTGTGACATTAACTATTCTTGTTTCAATATCAAATACACTTCGATACTTGCGAGTGTTTATTGTTCCTGAAGAACTAAATGTAGCCTCAACGTGTGTTGTCAAATCTGACTCAAACGGAGAAGGAGATGATCTTAGAGAAAATGTTTTATTTCCTGATGTAAATCTCAATGTATCTGTTGTTCTCTGATCTGACAGTTCCGCTATCTTCCAGTAAATATCACTCGTAGATAAACTTTCAACATATTCTTGAGCGGTTCGATTTGCGTATGAATAATTCGGAACATAGAAAATTCCAAATGCTTCTCCAGCTAAGTTTGTGTAGTGTTCTCCGATTGAGTATCTTGAGCTGGTGTTCGGTTGAAGACTGAAAGCAGAATCAACAGTCACAACACCTGTAGTTTCATCAAACGCAGTTATTGTTCGACTCTCACCATATCCTCTCCCATATACAACATGGAGCTTTCTTCCATATAGATCAGTATCAAGACTTGCTGCTCGCGCGGTTATCGCCGTAGTTCTCCAATGAGTTTGCCCAAATATTCTCGTATCGAACAACTGGAATGTGGTCGTTGACGGAGTAGCGAGGAATCGCCCAGAATATTGCTTATATTTTTCAACTATCACCGCTGGTGTGCTTGCTGTTCGCGATCTATTAATCGCATTATCTAAGACGAATGTACCATTTGCGGAAGTTAGATAGACTGTGTTTGCAAAAACAGCAACCGCAGTTCCGTATGCTCCTGTGGTTGCATCAGACAACATTTCCTCTTCTGTGAGGTTTCCAAATGGATTAGTCCATTCTAATGAAACTGGGTTCATTTTAAGAATTAATTCATTTGCACGCTCTGTGTAGTTTTCTACATTTACATTATCAAAAATCGGATAAACTGTGGTTTTGGGTTTCATCCCTCTTCCACGGAATGTAATCATAACAGGGCGCATGTATGGATAGACAATATCAGAAAGTGCGACTTCATCAACTAGGTTTGTTGTTTCTTTGATGGAGAATTCAGTCTGAACACCGCTCCGCGTGCGTGTTCCTTGTTCAGTTACAATCACTTCTTGTAGAAGCTCATCCTGAACACGAACCTGTCCAGCGGTTGTTGCGTTCTTTACGTCATTATGTGGTTTTCTTATATTGTACGCCACATAATCAATAATACCACCAACATAACCGCTATTATCTTGAGGAGCATTTACTGAATTGACACTCCGAAGATTCTTAACTCCTGGGTATGCTCCAGTTTCATCATTTGATGCGTATGAATATCCATCAACCGGATTCCATATTGCATTACCAGAAGAGTCCGTAAATATAACATGACTCATTCCTTTTCCGCCGCCGGGGAATGGAGGATTATCAACAACATACTGATATGCTGCGTCGGGATCTCTAAAGTATGTTGATTCTGTTTCTACAGCACCAAACCATTCAGTCTCCCATGATCCCCAGACTGGATTTCCTTCTCCACGATCCAGTCTATTCTGAACCATATTTTCTGCTGCTAGTCTCGCGCTAGTTCGATCGGATACACTCAAAGGTAAATCGCGCGTAGAATGCCAATTATCACTACTTGGCGTTAGGGACATGGTTCCATAAAAAGGCTGAATTTGAAATGGATTTATATTCTCTGCGCCACCGACTGTAGCCGCAGCTTGAACAAGTCCTCTTACATTTTTTGATGTAGTAAACGGGAGCATTAGAATATTATTTTTTGCAAAATAATTTGAACTGCTAGTTGGATCTATTATCAGATCAAGATTATCTTGCTCAACCGCTGGTCGAAGTCTTCCCGATCCGATAGACGCATTAAACTGGGGATTAGGCGAGCCAGGGACTCCAACATCAGATGATGATAATCCTTCAAATGTATCAACAAGAATTCCATTCTTAAAGTATTCAATACCTTGATCATCAACGAGTTTAAGAGAAGACGACATTTGTTCAATCTGATTTAAGGTTGATATTCTTTCAAGCCTTTCAATTCTTTTTTCTAGCTTATCAATATCTGTCATTGTATATCTACGAACAGAATCTTTTGTAATAACAACATCCGATGCTTGTTTAGTATAAGACGGAATAGCTAGAGTAAACAAAGATAGATCGTTGACCTTTGACACTTTTGGCATTGTTGCAGGCGATCTATTTGTTGATCCAGACACAATTTGCAACATCCCAGTATTACCACCAGAAGCAGTTTCACGATCCCCAAGAATGATTTTATCGAATCGAGCAGCAAAGTATTGCATCCAGTAGAAGAAGGCGCCCGCAGCATCAACTTGACCAATCGCATATGAAGCGGTTGGATCAGTCTGTGGGGTAGGAACAATCGGGACATAATAAGAGGTGTTCGCGGCTGTTGTTCCTGTTAAATCTGTCGCACGAACTGGTCGGAAGTCCAAATAGTCTTTTAGATTATATCTCACACCTGTCGTAGTCGAAACGAACGAAGGAATGTTTTCAATAGCAACCTGATTGTGATATGAATCAACAGAGAAGAATCCTGCTTCTGGAGTTGCTGCTCCGGTGTCATCCGTATGTGAAAAATGATCGAACACAACAAGAATTTGACCAGACGGAGCAGGCGCTCCAGGTTTTAGGATAATAGAAGCATAATCGTATAGGTCTTCTCGCTGACCATTATCTAGGGTGTAACGATTTGTGATGTCATATGTTGAGTTGTTCAGCATCGAATCTGTTGGAGATGTTCCGGGCGCGCCTGTGTCAATGACTGCGCGAATCTTATACACATCAGGCATACCGAGATTGTCTTTTCCGCCTGGAATCTTATTTGGGGTGGTGAAAATAACGTGCCCGTTCGATCGGTTTTGAACAACCGTATATGTTGTTCCCTGTGTATTGAATCCCTGTCGCAGAGACTTGCGCTTGGCTTTGACATCACTGATCAATACCGGAGCATACAGACGAACCGTGTCTCCATTTATGAGCTGTGCGCTTTCGAGCGTGATACTCGACGTTGTAAACGTGTAGGCAGAAAGGTCTGCCGATCCAACTACAATAGGCTTTGCGTTCTTTTCAAGCACAACGACAAGATTGTCTTTCTGAGTTCCTTCTACGAACGTAGTATATCCCATTGATCCTGTGCGGAACTGATCTGCGTTGAACACAACAGCTCCACCACTGACGGTAGATGTAGCAGAAAGTCTTGCGATGTAATGTAAAGATCCACCCGTCACACTTTCGGAGATTGAGTTAGCTAGTCGCGCTCCGCCTGTGTCGAGTGGGAATAGAAGACTTGCCTGGTCTCCACCTCGAATTGGATATGTATTGGCAAAGTTATCACCCGCGTTCATAAACTGCGCGTTAGCTGTTGTAACTCGATCGAAGTTTGTAGCATTCGTGCTGGTGATAGCGACAGCGTGTCCCTTAAAAGGAGAAGGAACAATACAACCATTTCCAGTTAGAGCTGCTGTTGGTTCAACAACGAGAGAGAATGCTTCGCCTTCTCCGGGGAAGCTCGTGTTTGCTGGTGGTTGATCAAAAGGCTTATCCAGTGTTAGCGATGTGGTTCCAGCGGTATCTGAGCTGGCAATGATAATTCTGGTCTGATTAGCATAGTCTGTCTGCCCATCAACTACAGAAGAGACAATCGAAAGTTTCGATCCAATATAAGCATTCGTAGATGTATTAAGAGTGCTTGTTGATGTAATCTTGACTGTTTTTCCATTGTCTGATGTGACATCGGAGAAATATCCAGTTATGGCATTTGATGACTTGTAGTCTTGAATGTATACCGTATAGACATTAGCCGCAGCAGTGTTACCAAATCTACCTGATGTCTTCAGATCACGAAGTCGAAACGATCCAATTCGTGTTGAGTTATATTCTTGCTCAGAGCTAGTATTAATATTATATGAATTTACGCTGTGCATATCCCAAACAGGAAGCTGACCTGCATCAAGAACATCTTCACCCAGATGATTAGACACCTTCAGATCACGAATGGTTATGTACGATCCAATAGCAGTTGGAGCAACACGATCACGAAGAATCGCAGTTCCCCGAGCCCTATCAATGAGCTTGGACCAAGATCCTGCTAAAGAGAACTCGCGACCACCAACATAAGCTAAAGCAGTGTCCTTACCCCGCGCGGGAGAAACTGTGACTTTGAGCTGTGCGCTAGGTGGATTTGTTTCTTCGACCTTGCATTCAAACGGATCGACGACAAAATTACCTTCTGCATGGTACGTTCTGTTTGCCATAGCATCACCGATAGCAGAGTATACTCTTGATGTTGATGCCGAGGCTCCCGCGCTAAACACTCGAATTCCATCTTCAATGCGAAGCAATTCAAAATAATCGCTTGCTATTTCTTGTGAAACTGTTATTCCATCAGAACCTGGTTTTGTTCTGAGTTTCAGATCAATCTGTAATCTATGTGCGCCTGCCGCGGTTGGCTGGTACGTACCTCCAGCATTGTCATATAAAGTGTTGTCATCTATTTCTGTTGCAAACTTTTCTTCTATTCCGAGCCCAACACTATATGTTCCATTTGATGAATAATTAGATAACATAATTCTCTGTTGTGGACAATGAACAAAATGCGCCCCAGAAGAACTCTTCACATAATATACGCCATCAGTGATAGTCACATACATCGCATTTCCAGTGGCCGCGTCGGCCGATGATGTGGTGTCATATGTAACTACAGCATTTGTAAATGTTCCCGTAAATGTCGCATCAACGACCGATTTAATCGTATCTCCAGCTTGAAATTCATCCTCAGTCTCATAGTTAACAAAAAGTGTATTTGGTGTAGTGCCATTCCTAGAGGTTACAAACAAAATAGTTGCAACCGGTGAGCGACCATCCGACGTGATTATGTTACCATCACTATCTACAGCAGTTTCTACTGAATCATCCAGAACAAGTTTCGCACCAATAAGTGTTGTGCTATTATATAATTCAGAAACGTCAAGTAGGGGATTTGATGAATTGTTATTTTCATAATCGGAAAGCTGAATAAACTTACATTTATCATATGCAGGATTCCCACCAAAAACCCTCGCGCCATGTTGAAATATATGATCGCCCATTCTTTCAACTTGCTTCTGCAACATAGTTTGCATCTGCGTAAGCTCACGAGCCTGGACAGGTCTACCAGGATTAAACATAATACGATAATAATGCTTTTTCTCGTCATAATCATCATGGTAGGGTGCTGTATTTGCAATTATTGGCATTTGTTTTTCCTCAGAACTCGATTACGATTGTTGCAGTTTCACGTTGTTCGGCGGCTCGCGAAACAGGTGTGCGATTTTCAATATAGAGTATTTCTCCGGTTGACGGTTCAATCTCTCCAACTTGAACAACATCGAAGGTTGTTCCGGGTATGGTTGTTGTGTCGGCCGACCAATCATCAGAGTATCCATTTGCAATCACATAGTTATTTGTGGTTGGTACAAATCCATTATATGTTCGAGTTAAACGGATAGCTTCAGTGGGACTAAAAGTACCACCAGAACTGTTTAACACTACATTTGTCATATTTAGTATTCCTCTACCATCGGCATTAAACTCAACAACTCTAGCTTTTGCACCACTGTTAACGCCTTCAACCTCATCGTCAGGTTGAGGCCCCAAATTAGAATGCCAATCATTAAAGACTTGCATTTTCTCATCTGGATTACTACCTACTTTAGAGTAATTTGTTGTATTGCACACTACCCAAGTTGACATATGTACGGTATCTGTATTAGCAAACCAGTTAGCACCACTCGTTGCTGGCGTTAATACAGTTTGATTATATCCGTTAGAGAGTAGTGGATTTCGCAGTAAAGAAATTACACGATAATCATTTGTTATTGGATAATTATTTGATGTTCCTGCACCAAGCACGGTTTTATTGATAAGAACATTGAAAGCATTTAATTCTATTGCCGGATCTCTTCCATGCCCGCCAGGAGGAGGAAGTATAGCACGAACAGAAGTTCCACTGCCGTCCGAAATACCACTAGGATCAATAGTGACTATAGCATAACTATAATCTTGCCCAGTAGTTAAGGCTTTGACTTGAGATAGTCCTCCGGCTGCCGTGCAGATTGAATATGCGTTTGCCCCAGATCCATCTCCAGATACCCAAACTGTAGGACCAATATGATAAACATCTCCATTCTCTGGTTCAAAAGCGAGGGGATCGGTAACTGTAATTGTTCTTGTTGATGCAACATAAGAATCAATGACACCAGTTGTCATTTCCCCAGTGGTGGTTTTTGTAATATGAATTGTCGCACCTACCAGAGCATTATCTCCATACGAGTCTAAAACTGAATCCGATGACAATATAAAGCTCGTAGTAGTGGATGTGGGGGGATCACTTGATATGATTCTTGTAGTAAATGCCCCACTATGTCTAACAAATCCAGCTCCTCCACTGGTCACAACATATGCTTCGATCGAACCTATATTTGCATTTTCCTGAACAATCTTTTGATCGGCATATCCGCTTGGTACCGATGCAGTTGGATGGACGTTAACGGAAAGAATAGGAACATAATTATTTGTTATAAACTTTCTCGCTCCAATAGGAGTTTCTGCCATAAATTTCCAGCGATACCCATCAGAAGTTGTAAATGTCTGATCCCTTAGACCTATACCTGGTTTTACTGGGCGAGAAGTTGAGGGGCTACCATTGTTGTTATCCAGACATTTGAATATATCACCTGAACTTTCAACATACACAAAAAACTCCGCAATTCCATTGTTGACATTTTCATCTTGATCATCATATTGCGTATACACAGTACCAGATGTCCAATTATATCTTCTAATACCTAGAGAAACATCGGTACTATTGATCCTAGACGCTG